CACAGCCTGCTGGATTGCTCAGGGCCGCGCGATAAGCCCCTGCATTATGGGCCGCGCGCGACGGCGTGGCAATGGGATTCCCCTGCTGACAAGAAGAAAGGGGTCAAGGCCAAGCCGAAGGGCGAAGAGAAGTCACGATCGCAGAAGCAGCGGGATGCGCAGCGTATGCGTCAGTGGCTCGGTGATGTCGGAGTCGACTTCGCCGAGGCGTGGGTGCGGGCTCGCAAGCCTGACCCTGCGCAGGTGCCTCAGCGTGGCACCTACTTGTCGGCGTACGCTGAGAGACGCTCGCGTGCTGACGTGTACGCTAGAGGTTGTGAGGTGCCGGACGTGTTTTTGTCCAGCACCTACGTGGAAGACGTGGTAGCCGGGAAGGCTGACTACATGGGCCCCATGACGCGTGGGCTCATCCAGCGATTGCTGATGATCGGGAACATCGAGATGCGGCCGGGACCCAGCCCGGTACTCTCCGCCAATAATTATGGCATGGCTGCAGACGTCGACGAGGCGTACCGGGCTGGTGTGCTGTTCGTCCTCGCGCATCACACCGACACTTGTTCGTTGTACGGACATGCGTTGCCGGGGGCGTTGTTCTGCCCCGTCTCAGCCCCGCTCATCACTGGAGCCCCGGGCGCCTTGCACGCGCATGTTTACTGCGGGCAACCGAGCCCACAGCGCGGTGACTGGTCGATCGTCATCACGTGGCCCGATGCTCGATCGGACAAGTTCGGCCGGTCGTATCGTAGGTACTGGGACGGGTATGAGTGGGCTGTTGAGGCTTGCTCTAAGGCCGGTGTGGTCAGTTACCACAGGGATTTGGAGATGTTGTACTCCACTGCGACATTGGAAGGGCGGATCTCCCCGACGGATGCAGGGGGAAACAGGATTGAGTCGTGCAGCGTGCACATTTTCCGCAACGTGCCGTCTCACATTATGATCCCGCGTCCTATCCGCAGCAGAGTGGTGCTGTTGGGGGGTGTCACTGTTCGCATTTTCAGGGGATGCAATGTCTGCGCAATCCATGTGACAGGACCGCGTCCTATGGATGAGTTTGTGCCTACGCCGGTCTTGCGTGAGGTTGAGCAGACTTGGGCCGGAATCGGCACTTCACAGAACGCCGCGACGGCGGCTGTGTCCATCATGCGCAGTGGCAATGTCAATGGCGAGTTGATAGGCGTGCTCAACGCCGCCTTGGCAAAGGA